ATTTAGTTGATGATAAATTTTATAACACAAAAAATATACCAATTTCAAATGAAAGTATTAAAAAAATATTCGGTGATGAATATTTTGAATTTTTAAATAGTGAAAAATTAATATAAAATATGAATATAACAGAATTACCAATATATGAAATGGAAATTATACCATTGACAGAAAAAGAAAAAAACCAAGAAATACATTATGGTACTAATGGTGGATTTACAATATGGATAGGTGGTGGAAGATGTCAAGATGGACATTTTATGGGAAATCATTATTATGATAATAAAGAACGTGGTGAACTATTAGTAGAATATATTACAAAGGTATGTAAACAACATCATGTATCAATAGTTGATACTATACAACAAATTGATAATAATTTAAGAATAAATGATGTAAAATATAAAAAGTTATGATAAGTTTAGGTAATAATTGCTATTGTTACAATGAAGAGTGTAATCAAAAAGAATGGGAGAAACAAGGTAAAGAAGGTAAACGACAATATACCGTAGTAAGTGATTTTTGGTGTAAAGCATTTAAAATAGATGGTAAGACACCAAGGAGACCAAAATGTCCTTACTGTAAAAAAGCAATGACAGTCACCGCAAATATGTCAGATGATTGGGATTATTAAAAAATATTTGGTAGTTTGAAATATTTGTATTATCTTTGTCCATTATTAATAATTAAACAAATTAAAAATGGAAAGAATTATAAGTAAATTGAAAAGACTTGACTTGTCTAATATTTCAAAACAAGATGCTAATGATATGATAGATTTTATTTTAACACTTGATAAAAGTGAAATTAAAACTGCATTGTGTGTGATGATTGATTTTTTTTCTGCTACATTCGATGACAATGATATTTTTAGATTTGAAGATAATATTGAAAGTTTCATGGAAACTATTTGTAGCAACAAAAAAATTGAACCATATTTAGAAGAAATTCAATATGAAATTGAGAATCAAGATATTGAAAGTTATCTTGATAGAATTAGACCATTATATAATTAAAATAGATAAATTATGTCAGAAAAGAAAATAGATTTAGAAAAATTGTTCGAAAAACATGCTAATTGTCATGCATCTTATGATGCAACTGAAAGAACATTAGACGAAGATGCATTTAAAGAAGCTATGTTAGATTTTGGTAAGCAATTACTTGAATTAGCAGCAGAAAATGCTATTAATCAATTTTGGGGAATGCATGATTATCATGGAGATCATGATTGTTTTAAATTGGATGAAGAAGGATGCTATACAACTAATTATACCAATGAAGATGGAAATGATGTTGAATTATCATTTCATTTTGATAAACAATGTATTATCGACACAATTAATCAAATATAATTATTTTATGTTAGAAAAGAAAATAAATTTAGATGAAATAATTAATATATGTATTAATAAAGATTATGAATCAAAATATAACAACATATGTAAAGATTCTATGTTAGAATTTGGTAAACAACTTCTTGAATTAGCTTGTGAAAACGCAGATATAGACTATGAAGGTGGTATACCTGGTATTGATAAACAAACAATCAGAAACACTATTAAACAAGTAGAATAAAATATTATGTTACTGACCACATTATATGGAAAGTAGACCAATGGACATTATGTGATTAATGGTTGCAGTATATTGGATGCGCACTTCTTTCTTGTAACGTAATTTTCCACCACTTATTTAATAAGTGGTGGGTTTTTATATATAATAAAAATAAAAATAAAATTATGATTAAAAAATTTCATGAAATGTTTGAATCATTCGAACAAGTAACAAATGAAACATATGAAGATTTCAAAAATTCAATAATAACAATGGATGAATTTATAGATAATCTAAAAATAAAAGTAGATGTAAGATCAAATATTTTTTATCATTTTAGTCTATCAGTATACGGATTTAAATTTATTAATTCCGCACCATGTTTAAAATATGACACAGATGATTATATTTTAAATAAAATAATATTACCAAGAAAATCACATTGGTATGAACAATATGTTGGTAAAATGTTTGAACAATTTATTGAACAAAATGAAATAGTAAATGATGATACATCACTTAATGATAGATTATATGTATATGAAAGCGAACCATTAGAACCAAAAACTTTTAGTTATTTTAATTTTAGAAATGGTTCAATGAATTATGAAAAACTTAAATTAATTAAATTATTTGATAGAATTGATATTCGTGGAAATGATAAATATCTATATAGAGTAAAATAAAAATAAATAATATAAAAATGATAACAAAATATAACAATTTCATAAACGAAAATTCAAATACTGATGATTTAGAATTAACTAATTTCAGACAATCTATTGAAGGATACGGTGAACCAAAAGAAAAATATTCATATTCTAATAATGAAGATGTGGATAAAACATATGATATAATAGAAAGTATTATATTTAATAATTTAGTTGCACAAAAAATGTTATCATATAATAATGAAGTTGATGCTGAATTGGATAATAACATTGAACAAGATTTTAAATTTTTAGATAGCGTTAATGCTGAATTTAGTAAAGGTGAATTAAATATTGGTGACACACCTAAAGATGTGTTTATTAAAGAATATATTAAACATTCCATGAAATAATTTTATTATTCCAAATATTTGTATTATCTTTGTATCAAATAAAAACAATATGGACAAACTAATATCAGAACTTAAAGACCAAACGGTTTCCCTTAAAGAACAATATATTGTTAAAACAATTGAATGGACTGAAAAGGATTATAAACGTAATGTTGAAAAAGCATCATGGAATGAAGAACAATGGGCAAAACACTTAGGTGTTAGAACAAGAAATGTTGATGGATATATTTTATTTCATGATGGATTTTATAATACCAAGGAATCAAAGACATGGTATAATGAAAGAAATACTGCTATTAGTATTAAAAATTTAGGATTAGAAAAATATACAGAAAAAAATGTCCGTGCTGCTAAGTTGCATTATGCAAATTCTATATTTAAATTAGCAGAACGAATTATAAAAAAAGGATTAGATAAAGATAATTTAACCCTTAAAACTACCCACATTGGTGTCAATATTGATACAAATATCACCGATGGTGCAAACACTGTGAAAGCGTTTACCATATTAGCTTACGGTGATGTTCAAAGACCACATTATAGATACTTAGTAAAATGAAAGAATACTTAAAAAATAACATATATTGGTTATTATTTATTAACCAATTTTTCATATATAAACTTGAAAAAAAGTACAATGTAAGTATTTATTTAGCAGAAAGTACTATATCAAGTCATATGTTTTTAGATATTGAATTCGATTTTAAAGAAAGTGCATGGACTAAGGAAAATTTTAAACTTCATATTCATTCATCTAATGCTATCAATATGTTAAATGATAGAGAATATTTAATATCAAATATAGAACATGTTGTAAATGACCGAATAAATAGTCGTATCGAAACAAATAAATTATATTCTAAAATAAATGGAAAATAATAAAAAAGAAATCGAAAAGAAAAATAGATTATTTGATTACCTTTTAAGTATTGGTTTTGATAAGCTATTTATAGTGGATATAAATATTCATCCACAACATTTAATAATTTTTAGACATATTGAATTTTATCGTGAACAGATTTTAGTTTTTCCTAATTATGATGAATTGCAATACTATAATTATGAAATAGCAATGAAATTTCTTGATGATTGGGGTTACTTAGATGATAATGAACTAAAAATATTTAAAAAATTATTTTTGTAAATTAATATATAAAGAAAAAATATTATAGATGAAACATCTAAACACGTATAATGAAAATATGGATACACATTATGAAATTTTCAAAGGTGAAATAGAACGAATTGAAAGTATACCCGAAGATATTAAAATAAATGATTATATAAAATCTCATTTATTTCAAAAAGGTGGAAATTATTATTTTGAAGATGACACTAATAGATTAATAAAAGTAGATATTCAGTTTGAAGGTGATGATATTATTATTTTAAAAGGTGAAAAATATAAATTATCAAAGGATGCTATATATCCAGGTGCTATATATTTTGATTTACGATATCCTGATGAAATTAATGAATTATCTGAACATAACCGTGATTCCCATGTAGATTTTGGATATAAACTGCATCTTAGTAATAATAAAGGTAGTAAATGGATAAACGCAAATGATTGTGACTTTGTTGCAAAAAAAATGAATTAATATATGAAAAAAATACAAACATTTAATCAACATATAAATGAAAATAAAACAAATGATGAAACAACACCCGAATATTATTTAAAACAATATAGAGATGATGAAGTATTCACAAGTATTAAAAGAATAAAACGTGGTGAATTTAAAGATACCCAATATACAGGTCCTGAATATCGTGAATTATTCATGGAATGGTATAATAAAATAAAACCATACTTAGATAATAATGATGAATGGGGTGCTTTGGAAATTTTAATTGATTGGGATGAAGAAACATTAGCAAAAATGGATATATACAGTTTAGTAAAAAAATATTTTAAAAAATGAAACATTTAAACACATACACAGAACATATCAATGAATGGGTATCAAACCTTTCAAAAGTAAGAAACTTTCCAACTTACGGTGATAGTAATAGGTTTGATGATAAAAAAGCTATTAAAAAATTTGAAAATGAAACAGATTTTTATTCTATATACAATGTAAACAAACATGATATTGGTAAATATCTTAATACATGGTTCAAAGGTAAACATTCAGAATTTAAAACTTATGTAACCAATGATGAAATGTGGACTGTTAAAAAAGTTGATAAAGATACAGCAATGCATTTGTATAATCAAGAATATAATCCTGTTTCAATTAGAATTGTTTGTCCAACAGGTGTAAAATTCATTAAAAATGAACAAGGTGAAGATTTATATAATATGGTAGCAAGAATTCATTCAATTGATGATTCTTCATACGGTATATGGTTCAACCAAATACCATATTCAGAATTAGAAGATATTAGAACTAATATTATGAAATGGATGAACACTAAACCACTTTTAAACGGTGAAGAATTTTTAGATTATTGTGTTGAAATGGGTGCAGACCAAAATGAAAAGGATTATAATTGATTTGTAGCATAAACTACTACAAAAATTAATATTTGTAACAAAAACCACAAAATGATTTGTGGTTTTTTTATATATAATAAGTATTTATATAAAAATAAAACAAATACTATACGTGTATAACAAAATTCCGCACACTCAATACAAAGATTTTATTGTTTTTTTAAAAAATAACAACTTTTCTTATAAAAAAGAAAAAGAAACCCTTTTTTATAAAAAATTAAATCTAATCATAAGAATAAATGCATCAACTGTTGATATTGATGTATTAACGGAATCACGATGTTATTCTTTTACAAGGGAAACGACATCAGATTTATTAATAACATTTGTTGGGTATTTTAATACAATGTCAGAACACGCTTAATTTTCCACACTAAAACAAAAATTGCTTACTAATTTTTATATATAATAAAAAATACAATAACAAATAATGTACTATTTATTAGATAAAAAATCAGACCAAACTTTAACAATAAATTTTCTTGGAACTGAACAGTTTAATGTTAGTGATAAACTTACATTGTTTTCTGAATCAATTAAAGGTATAACTACAATAACTTCGTATACAGATACAGTAGTAGGTGAAACACCTAATGTTTATTTAAAGAAATATTTTCAATATAGACGTGAAGGTGATAAAGAATGGAGTGAAATGTATACAATTGACAACATTACATCAATTCCAGTATTTAATAAAACTTACTTAAAGAAAGGTATTGAATATAAATTACTTTTTTTTAGAATGGATGACGGTGGTGCAAACTCTAATGTGGTTATAAAACTATCTAATATATCATTTGGTGGAACATTTGATTATACAACATCTGATTCACAATTAATAATAAGTCCTAACGATGATTCTCAGGTATTTGAAATTTCAGACGTTTTAAAGATATTTAAAATAGATAACTATGAAGTTATATCATCATCTAAAATAGGTGTCACATATGACGTTAGCTATCGTTTTTCACAAGATAATAAGAGAACTTGGACTACATGGGAAAAACTAACTTTCGATAATATCAAAACTGCTAAGATTGATAAAATAAGATTCGTTAATCTACAATATTTATTCAAATTAAAACCAGGTGTTAAAACATCTGTTAAAATATATGATGTTATTATATATGGTGATATTCAAAATGTATCAGCAAATGCACTTAAAATAAATAGATTCGGACTTACAGAAAATAGCGTAAATTTATATAGTAAATCACCAAATATTACAACCGAAACAAGTGGTATAAATAATAATTTAACTACTGCTAACGGTGGTGATTCAACAACACAAAGTTTAGTAAAAGAAAGTTCAGACTATCAATTACATATGAATTTCTTAACACAAGGGTTAAGTTGTTATCTTAGTGCGGGTACCGTAGATGGGAAGACTGTTATTGATGATCTTGCTACACAAAATAAAGTAAATACGAACACACTATGGAACCCATATGAAATAAATAAAACAGTCGATTGGTATAATTTCTTAGCAGGTACAATAAATGAAATGTTAGGATTTAAAATAGATTATCATAGAACTGACCCTGATGGTAGAGGTATTGATAAAATCATGTATGAATATCAACTATTTAATATTGTTGATGTTAAAATATTAAAAGTGTTAGTTCCCGAAAATAATTTTCCTGATAATCAAGTCGTTGTTAATCAATTTAACTTGGATTTATTTGATACATTTAAAATTTGTATTTTAAAAGATGAATTTAAGAATGCTTTTGGTGACCAATTTAGACCTGGTAAGGAAGATATATTATATTTCAGTCAAACAAATAGGATGTATATTGTTAAACACGCACAAGTACATAAAGATGTAATGAATGCGGGAATATATTATGATGTTGTATTAGAAAAATATGAAAAACGTGCAAATGTTATTAATAAGATGGAAGAATCTAAAAGCAAAATTGATTCACTTACAGCAAATACCACAATCGAAGAATTGTTTGGTATTGATAATAAAGAACAACAAAATAAAATTGCAAATAAAGAACAAACTAAACCAAAATCACTTGACTTTATTAGAGAAAGTGTTAATGTTAATTTAAAATATAAACTTAATACTATATTTAATGGTAATAATAAAGTAATGGAAAGTAATTATATATTAAGTGATATACCAGCAAACCAAACTGCTATTACATATACAGTTGAAGATAATGTTATGATATCATCTGATAATCGTCTATTTTCTTTTTGGTTCAATATGCCAAATCAATATGATACGGATAAAGCAATAACAAAACGTGTTATAGATAGTTATAATATACCTTCTAATGGGATATATAATTTTATTGATAATATGACATCTGACCAAATAGGGTATAAAATATGGTATCAAAATGGTAAAATATGGTTTATGATGAATGAAAAAATATATACATTGGATGCAAATATATTTACTAATGTTTGGTATGTATTACTTATTAATTTGAATCAAAGAACAAGTGAAATTACTATGACTATTTATAGAAGAAATACTTCATTAGATTTATTATTAGTAAATCCTAAATCTTATGAAATGATTCAATTAAATATTGACACTGACCAAATGGATATAGATTATGAAATAAGTGCAAATGGGTTTAAACCAATTAATACAATTGAAACTGAAATCATAGAAACAGATTCTAAATTTATTCCAATGTTTACAAGTAAACAAGTTTTAAATGAAACATTTGAATTTAAGCATACTGAAAAACTATCAATAAAAGGTTCAAATATGTATTTAACGAACATTCGAATAATGAATGATTTAGTAAAAGAAGGTGAAGAAGATTATTTCTTAAATGAATTAATAGTTAGGGATGCACAATATCTAATACTTGGTGATAATGGTGAAAAGCAAATTAAAACAACCAATTACACTAATAAAAATTGGAGATAAAATAAAAACTGATAAGAAATTATCAGTTTTTCTATTTTTTATTTGTTTATATGAAATTATTGTATTATCTTTGTGTCAAATTATATAAACTTAAATATATGGATAACAATATCAAACTGGATACATTTATAACTTTTAACATTATTAATAAAAGTGCAAAAAAGTATAAGTTATATATGTGGTCTTGTGGTAAGATGGCACAAGAAGCTATAAATGATTTACCTAAGTATCAAGCATTAAAAGATAGGGTAGTGTTAGCATGGGATGCTATTTCTTATGATATAGATGAAGTAGTATACCGTACTAAAACGAATTCAGAAGATTATGGTGTTATATATAATTTTAATCCTGCAACAAATACCGCACTAACACCTATTATACAAAATACAAGAGTTAGATTGGAACTTAGATTGTATGATTATAGTAATAACCATGATACAAAAATAACATATGTTCATATGTGGTTACCAGGGATTGTAAAAATAAAACAAGTTAATGGATATATAGATGGTGAATATTTTAGAAGCAAACTACTTGAAACATATGGTACTACAACGTGCTTAGTTTGTGAAAAAACACTTGGTGTAATGAAAAAAGGTGAAGATTTTTATGGATTATATTTTGATAGTATAAAACTTATAAAAAACGGTGAAACGTTACCCGCACTTCCAGTTGTACTTGATTCTTCAAATATTGTTTATGAAGCAGAAATAATAAATCCGTTCCCCGAAAAGATAATCATCGAAAAGATGGACATTGAAAAAATGAACGTGGTTGAATTATTGAATTTAAAAGATAGAATAGATGAAAAATTATTTAAATATCAATATGATTTCACAGATGATGAATATGGATTTTATCTTGAAAACGAAGATTTTATTAAACCTGAAAATATTAAAGAATTTTATAAAATATATTTAAAGGATAATTTTAAAATTAAAAAGATGCGAATCAGAAAGATATTAGAAAAAGAAATGAGCTGATAATTTATCAGCTCATTTCTTTTATAGTGTTAATAACTTTTTTATATCCTTTGATGATAAATAAGTAAAAAACTTTTCTTTATTTTTAATTGTTATTGTTTCTAATGATTCTATGTTAGTTTTTATAATAGTAACATAATCAACCAATTCATCTATTCCCTTCTTATAAGTCAAGTTTGGTTTGTAATATGACGGAAATTTATCTAAATACAATGATACGAATTTAGTAATTGATGATTTATTTATATAAAGTTCATCATTAATGATGCTACTTTTTATTTGTAAGTAATCAATGATATCTTCATTGAACCTATGTACAAAATTATCAGTTTCTATTACTTTTAATAACCCTATTACATAAGCATCATTTTCACTTAAAGAAACTGGTTTATTATTTTCCACAACTTTTTCAATTTCCTTTTCATCCTTTTCATATAAACAAAACTTTTTATATTTATCCCATAAACATCTTTGAATTATATCGTTAGGTGTAACGATTATTTGCATATTATTATAATTTGTTTTTTTCTAAAATGTTGTTACATTCTTCTAATTTTTGACAGGTTTGTAAAAACCCAACTTCTTCTAATATACTTAATGAAAACCATTCACCATATGTTTTAAAATGATTGTATCGGTTATGTAATGTCCGTTCAATGGTTTGACCATGTTTTGTATCATACACTTCAACTATTCTTATTTCATAAGGACATCCCGTTTGTAAAGATTTTATTCTTTCATTAACAGAACCTTTTGTTGAACCTATTTTATACAATCTGCAATCAGGTGTATCAATCTTCAATAAATAAATTTTGTTTTCGTACTTTTTCAAAATATAATCTTTTTTTATTATATATTCGAAAGTATTGAACCAAACACATATTATTTAATATTTTCTTCTTCCACTATTTCTTTTAATTGTGTTTCAATTTGTACTTGAATTTCTTCTGGAATGACCGCTTCTTCATCCACTAATAATTCATCTTCATTTAAATCTAAACCAAGGTCAATTTCAATTTCACTGTTTTCTACAACTTCACCCGTCTTTTGTGTTTTTTCAAGCATTTGACGTTGTATGTCTAAATATTGTTCCAACATTCGTTGTTTATATTTACGTTGTCCAATATTAATTTCTTCTGTACGTTGTTTAGATTTTTTTTTATGTTCCTTTCTGTTTTTTGATACTCCCATAATTATACTATTATTTTTTAATTGTTTATATCATATATCATATAATTATGATAAAGTTTGTATTATTTTAAATATTCTTCTATTATTTTATCTTTATTCGGAATATTTTCATGTATGAAGAATACTAAATCATTAAAATATTCATAATCTTCAATTTTTTCTACTTCTAAATAATCTAATAATTTATCATCGGGGGATATTATTATATCACCTTCTTTATTAAACCAATACCCAACTTCGAATGCTTCATCTCGAATCATTAAATTTAGTAATAGTGCTACCCCACTATTTACAATGTTTTGAACATCTAATAATGAAATACTTACTTCATTAAAATTTTCATTTTCATTTGACATATTTTTATAGTTATTTGTTTTTTATATATATAGCATAAAAATAAAATAGTTTTAAAATGGCAACCGCAGATATTAGAGATTTTGTGATAAGAAGTGCAACAAATGCAAGATATAGAGTTGGGAATGTAACTGAAAACAGACCGATTGAAGTATTACTTCAAAAGTTAGAAAATATACTACAATCGAATAAGGGTGATATTCTTGGTGATCCCGATTTCGGATGCAATTTAGAATATTATTTGTGGAGAACTGATGCACCAAAGGAATCCATTAGAAGGACAATCTATGAACAAGTAAATCAATATATACCCGAATTATTTTCTTATAATTTTAAGGCAGATGTTGAATTATACGAAGGAACTTACAGGGATATTATGTATGTAAATATTACAATACAAGATAATGAAGTTAATTTTATTCTTAGATAAAAATATAATAAGAATATGAAAGTAAGTAAAAAAGAATTAAAAGAAAAGTATATAAATATTCTTTCAACAGAAAGGGTAAACGAAATATTAGATAAAAATAATAAGGGTGAAAAAATGCACCTAAATGAAAAAATCTGGTTTGATAACAAAATAGGTGTTAGAAAAGCGGGTATGAAATTTGCATCAACAAGAACAGAAATAGAAGAATTTACTAAATGTAAAATGGATATTCACTATTTTGCAAATAAATATTGTCAAATTAAAAGAGAAGATGGTACGATAGGTCCAATGAAATTACGTGATTATCAAAAAGATATGCTTAACTTATATCAGAATAAGTATTCACTTCTAATGGCATCAAGACAAACAGGTAAGACGATATCAGCAGCAATAACAATGCTACATTATGCGTTATTCAATACGAATAAAGGTATTATGATTGTAGCAAATAAAGGTAAAACAGTAGAAGAAATTGTAGAAAAAATCAAGAGCATTTATATGTTACTTCCTTTCTTCTTAAAACGTGGTATAATCAATTGGAATTTAACAAGTATTATTTTTGATAATGGTTGTAGAATTAAAACTGAAAAAAGAACAAAAGAACCCGCAATTGGTTTTACTATTGATTTATTATACCTTGATGAATTTGCACACATTCCACAAAATATTATAGAACCATATTATACTGCTGTTATTCCAATTTTATCATCAGTAAATGATTCAAGACTTATTATTACATCTACCCCAAAAGGTATGAACTTATTCTATAAACTATTAATAGATGCTGAATTACCACATGATGATCCAAATTGGAATGGGTTCCATGCACTACGTGTTTATTGGTGGCAGATTAAAGGTAGAAGGGATACTAAAATTTTCATGAATGAAGTTAAAATGAAGAAGTTTGGTATTACAAGAGATGACATTACAAAGATATTAGATGATTATGGATGTGGGTACTATTTCCAGACAGAAGATAATTTTAAGGGTATATATGTAAGGTATGATAAAGATAATGACCAATCTAAGCATGACTTTTTAATGCAACTGCTAATAAAAGATATACCAATAGTAGAATTTACCCGAATAACAAATTGGGAAAAACAACAAACTAAAATTATTGGTGGTGAAGATGGTTTCAAACAAGAATACGACCTTCAATTCCTAACAGGTAATAAATTATTATTTGATAGTGGATTCATTGAAGAATTATATGATGGAAAAATAGATATGGAATATCGTGACATTCCACAATTTAATAAACGTCTTAACTTTTCATATAATGGGTTACAATTTGTTAAAAATTGTCCTGAATTATTTAATATGGATGATATTAAGAAATATCAAATATTTATAGGTATTGACTTAGCAGAAGGGTTAGGTGAAGATTATAGTGTATTTAATATATTTAGGTTAGTTCCTAAAACAGATGATGAAATAAGACGTTACAAGAGTAAATTCCTTGATATTTATGATTATTTCAAATTAGAACAAATAGGTGTTTATAAAACAAATGTTTATTCTGTTGAACAGGTTGCACATGTTTTATATTTATTATCATTTGAATTCTTTAATTCTGATAATGTACGTATTGTTTTAGAAAGAAATACATATGGTGATACAATGTTAGCATATATGCCAAATGTATTTAAACAAGATAATGATTTTTCAAATCACGTCTTCCTAAGATATAAAGCAAAAGCAGAAGATAAAATAGCTAAGATGGGTCTTAAAGTTAATAGAAATAAAAAGATGTTAATTAAAGATTATCAAGTTAATTCGAAGAAGGGTAATATGTTATTACATGATAAATTTACTATTCAAGAAGTTACAACATTTACTAAACACGATACACCAAGTGGTGAAATTACGTTTAAATCAGAATCAGGACATGATGATTTAATTATGAGTGCTATTACTTTATCAACAGCATTCTCACATATTGGTTATCGTGATGCTATTGATTCACTTATTGAATCAATGGGTAATAAATTAAGTAAATTAATTACCGATTCAAAAGATAAAATAAACGAAGAAACACCCGATATTAATACTATTAGAGCAAGTTATAGTAAAATATATAAAAAACCTGCTCAAAATAATAACAATACAAGTGGTTATAATAGTAATAATCCTTTTAGCGGAAATAACCAAAATAATACCAATTTTGGATCAATGATGAAAAGACAATTTGGTAACTTAAATTATTAACTACTATTAACTACTATTATTTTGACTAATAGAATTTTTGTACTATCTTTGTGTCATAATCAAATCCAAAAAATTATGACACAAGATATTACATTATCATTCGGTAAATACAGAAATCAAAATATTTCTGTTGTTGCTAAAACTGATTTTAGTTATTTATATTGGTTATCTGAAAATGCATTTGATGCAAGTCTTAAAGAATCAGTGAAAACTTTCATTGATGAATACAAACAAATTAAAGGTGAACAAGGTAAAACTATTATTGTTGATAATAACCTTACTTTTAATTTTGGTAAGTTTAGTGGTAAAACATTTAAAGTAGTTTACCGTGAAAATCCACGTTATTTTAATTGGGTAGTTCGTACTTTTGTAGATGATACTGTATTGGTAGATTCAATAAATTTGTTTCTTACTCAAATGAAACCTATACAAAAACGATTGAACAAAATCGTTAAATTTATTAAAGAACAAATCGCAGAATCAGAACGTATTGTGAAGTTCAACCAATACCTTGTACAAAAGGAAAAACAGAATGTTTTATATTCTGATATGCTTAATTTAAATCTTGATGATTTTTTTATTGTTAATGGAAGATATCTTTCTAATAAAATATTTTGTAAAATTACAAGTATATCTATTGACAATCATAATGATGATACATTACACATTGGTTCAGTAAGAACGAATGTTGATTATTATTACTTTGATGCTATTAAAGGTATGACTTTAATGCAAAAACATTATTATGATAAAACTGTCATTATCACAGAAGTACCAACTAAATATACCTTTGATTATGATATTTATTTTTTGGTTGAACGTAATCTTTATAATTCAGATGGTGTTAGTGTAAAGGATACAGATGAAAAATCTTTATTAAGAACTGAAACACATGAAGAAAGAATTATGTCAGATGTATGGGATAATGTAAGCTATACATATTTTAAAGATACTTTATTGTATGTATCAGGTGAGTTTGTTTCAAATAATGGTGCAAGGAATTCAATTTCTATTAAAGATAAATTTGTTGTTTGTACTATTACTCAAACAAATTTACCAATGCTTATTAGATATTTGAAGTTAATAAAAATTAAATCCAAAATTTAATCAACAAATAATAAACAAAATTTGTTTTTTGATATAAAATAGATAAACAAAAATATTTATATTATGTCTAAAATAAATGAATTATCTTTTTCTATTAAAAAAGAAAGCATGTCACAGTTGATTGATGTACTTAAAGACCTATCAAAACTAAATGATAAGGTACTACTTAAAATAGATAAAAAGAATACATTAATATATTCAACAGTTGGAAATGGTAATGCTATAAACGCATTCAAAAATTTTATATTTAAGACTGATGATATATTTAAAGGAATGGGTGACTTTGATGAAACCATCCACTTTATTATAAAAAGTGGAAAACAAATGTGTAACACATTAAGAATTATAGCAAGTTTTGATTCTGATGTGACGGGTAAGATTTTCTTTGATAGTGTTGGTACCACTGTATATGCTGATAGATTATATTTAAAAGTTGGTTCTAAATTAAGACAAAACTTTTATGGTGGTGATCCAAGGTCAATGAATATTAATATTAATATAAGCGATATTAAAAAAATTGCAAATGTTGAAAATGCAGATTATTCATTCGATTTAGAAAGTGATGATTTTGATAAAATTAAAAAACTTTCATCATCCGAAGATGTAATAAATATCTACTACTTAAATGTTTATGAAAAGAATGAAAAGTTTTATATATCAGTTGGTGAAGGTCCTTGGGATATCACAGTAGCAGAAACAGAATACAATAGACCTTGTTCATTAGCATTTCCAAAGAAGTATTTTAAAAGTATAAATTTAGTAAATAAAACTGTTAAAATTCATGTGTTTGATAATATGATATTAGCAGTAACCGAAAATAGTAACTTATTAATTAGTGTAGAAATAACAGTTTAACAATTTAATATAATAAATATGGAAAATGATATTGATGAACAAACAGAACAGTATTATGATAATCAACAAATAAAACATTTAAAATCAATTAAAACCGATTTTTATGCAATTGGAATTGTTTTAGTTATTGGACTTGTTTGGTATTTCCTTTCAAAATAAAAAAAATCCCTACCGAAAAAGTAGGGATTTTTTTATGTGTGTAAATATGTAAATGTTATTTTATCCACTGTTCCTAAATCATATCCTGATACGGGTTTTGAATTAAAATAGTTCCAATATAATAAATCACCCATTTTAATATTTGTTAAAACTTTTTTGGTTCTTCCACCATCATCTGAAAAATAACATTCACATGCTTCATCATTTCCTAAAACTGCTTGTAGACCATTAATAGTAATTAACACACCCGAATTTGTAGAATTACCCGATAATAAAGGTGTAATACACGCTAACCTATTAGTTGTAGTAGTATTCAATGCACTCATGTTTATATTAGTAGTTGAAATTTTACTTATATAATCAGTTGAATTTATTTCTGTAATTAAACCTTCTAAATATAAATCCCTTGCAATTCTATTTGATTCTTCAATAGATAACATTGTTGATAAACTTGTTTCACCTGATACATTCAAACCACTGAAATCAATAAGTGTTAAATCACCATTTTGTTTTCGTAAAGTTAAAATACTTCCTTCTAATTCACCATCATTATAAGCTGTCCTATCTTGTAAAGATACAATTTCAATAGTATCATATGTACCATCTGTTTTTGTAAATTTAAGAAGTCCATTTACTTCATCAACATTAGCATCAATAAAAGAATTATTATCAATTATAAAACTCTTAATTATTGTTTCTAAATCAACACTTATATATTCAACACCTTCTTTATAAAAAATTAAAGTATTTGTAGTATTATCAAAGGTAACATCAGTAAGTCCTGTTTCATTGTTGATAATTGTTGATAAATCAATAGTAGTTAAATCACCATTTTGTTTTTTAAATGTTAATATATTATCTTCTAATATAGCATCATTATAAGCTGTTCTATCTTGTAAACTTGCAATTGTAATTATATCATATGTTCCATCAACCTTTCTAAATTTAAGAAGTCCATTTATTTCATCTACAATAACATCAACAAATGAATTATTATCTATTATAAAATCATTTATAATAGATTGTAAATCAATTGTATTATATAATAAACCTTCTTTATAAAATGATAATATATTAGTACTTTCATCAAATTGAACATCTGTAATACCAGTATTTATCATTAATAAACTTAAATCAATAGTTGTTAAATCCCCATTTTGTTTTTTAAATAATAACATACTATCATCCAAATAAACATCGTTATATGCAGACCTATCTTGTAATTCAGTTAATGATATCGTATCTGTTGTTCCATTAGCACGTGTAAATATAAGTTGATTAGTTGTAAGATCAACTTTTGAATCAACAAATGAATTATCAACATTTAATATAATATCATTTAAATCCAATGATAAATAAGATTTTCCATTTTTAAAGAATGTTAAAATAGTTGAATCTGAATCATATGTAACATCACTAACACCATTAGCTACATCACTAAGTGGACTTAAATCAATTTCGTAATTATTACCGTCATATCTATTAACTGCTAATTTTTTTGTTGATGGATTGAATTGTATATTAGTTATAGTTTCAGTTATCTGTAATGTACTTAAATCTAATCTTGCTTCACCAATCGTGTTTTTATTAAACACAATATTATTATTTTCATAAACAGCACTGTTGAAATATTTATCGGAAACATCACTTACATACTTACCAGTATATTGAAAGAAAGATGCTTTAATTGAACCCCAACCCAAATCTTTAGGTGTATATTCTTCTTGAAATGAAACAATACCCGAATAATAATTTACAACCCAATTTCCTTCTGTTATAAATATTTCCGAACCTGGTGTTCCTGATGTAGCATCATCACCCCTATATAATCTTAGTCTATATCCATTACTAATTTCATTCGTTAATTTATTTACAACATCTTCGGGTGCAATAAACGGTCTTATATAAATTCCACCATCAGATACTTTACCCCTTTTATCAATTGGATATGAATTATCATAATAAAAACCATTTTCTATATATGAATATGATTGTCCATTTGATCCATATATTTGATCCAATGGTACATTAATATAATTTGTTACAGAAGAATTAATAATTGATTCATTTTTAGCATCAGTGTAAGTAGATGCAAAGGATATTGCATCAGTCCATATTTCATTTGTTTTTACTGTATGTGATGATTTATATCTACTTTCATAAATATTTTGATTTGCTTCTGTCATCACTTTTCCAAGTGAATGAAAATATGCTACCTTTCTTTCATATGTTGAAGAATCCATTTATATTATTATTTTTTATTTTTATACCCAATAACTATCTATTATACCTATACCACCTATATATTTATTTACAGATGCAAAAGTATATTTTATTCTTAAATAACAGTAATTGGATGAACCACCATAACCTAATGTGAATCTTAATGCATTGTTATTTATTAATCCTGTTCCAAATGCATAATCATTATTATCAATCCTACAACCTTTACCATTTGTTATAACACTACCATCATATAATTTATTTAAACTAAACCATGTTGCACCTTTATCTATACTTATATCAACACCAACCCTATTGTTTGTAATATCACTTTCAGTAATATTATAATCACTAAATTCTATTATACCATTAGATATACTACGTCCATCAGTACTGAATAATCTATAATAATATCTAACACCTACACATAAACTATAATCAGGTTCACTTATGAAATTATTATATAATGTGAAATTATTTTTAGGATAAACTAATCTATTAGCTAAAACTTGTAACCCTGTTCCACCGTCATATGTTATTAAACTTTGTGTACTATCCCATGCTGATAAAGTACTATCTAATCTTTTTGTTTCACTTATGAATTTTTCATTACTTCTATTTGAATCATCTACCAATGTATCAATAATATACGGATATGTAGGTGAATCTTTACTCATAACTAAACCCCAATCATATAAGTTAGCAGTTATTTTTATATCATTAATACTATTTGTTGTGTGATTCCATGATGTATTATTAACCTTGTTTATAGTCCAATCATTTTTAAGATAAGATACATTATTTGAATTGTATTTTGTGTTCCATGTGCTATCATAAAAAGTATCAAATGCACCACCTTCACCATTAACTAATAAATTTTCGGTAAATGTATTTGTTCCAACTACTTCTAATTGTTTTGTTAATGGATACGTTAAATTATTTAAATCGTTTATCCCTGAAATATTAACACCTAACAACGAATTTTCTGTTAAAAAATTAACACCACTTAAAGTTTTCAAAACATAAGGTGTTGATACTGATAAACTTAAATTATTAGATACTGTTATAGATGCTGTGTCTGAATCAATAAATAAATCATTTTGTGAAAATGTATAAGAACCATCAACACCATCATTATGAATAATTGAAATTGAAAATCTACCACCATTAGGTAATATATTATACATTTTTAAACTAACTATTAAATTTGCTTTGTATTTATTTTTATCCATGACAAAGTTTGATATTGTATATGTTATGTTGTTGTCAGTGATAGTATTATTACTATTTAATATTATTTCATGTGAAGTTAATATACTTGTTCCATCTGCATCATAAACGATTGTTTTAATAGTCGTGTCGATGCTTATAATGCTTATCGGATCAACTGTTGTATAAGATAATGAATTAGTACCCTTAACGGTTTTAGCTACCGTAGAAGCACCCCAATTACCTATTTTGAATGGAACACCTTCTGATGTTGGTAAAGAAATATATCTATCAGCTAAAGTAGGATTTACAACTAATGAATTTGTTAATCCGTCAGATGTATTAAAATGAGAAGCATAATCAACAGGTGCAATATATATGTTAACTTTTTTACTTATTGAATCATCTACATATGCGTACACACCACCACCAATAAAATTAATCGCTGTTACATCTGTTAATATTTCTTCCCCTTCATCAATAATTGTTATACCCTTACCCAAACTACCTACTAATTCATCAACATATCCTTTTGTTGTTAAATCATCTTGTTCTATTGGGGTTTCACCTATTATTTGTTTACTTTTAATTCTTGGCATTATTTATTATTTTTTTGTTTAAAATATTATTTTAACTAAATATACAAAATCAATTAAATCTGTTTCATCAAGTTTATATCCCGACACTGATTTATTCCAATATAGTTTGTCACCAATCCTTTCATCACCAAGTATCCTTTCTGTAATACCATCTACTGAAAAATAACAATCAAATGGATATACTTTACCACCAACACTCACTTCTACACCATTTATAAAAACCTTTACCATTGAATACGGTGCGGGTATTTCCCTAATTGGTGTACTACAAGCTAACGCACCATCAAAAGTTGAAACATTTGCTTTCATGTTTAAATTTAATTTTGAAAAAACTGTAATTTGATTGTTTACTGCTGTTATACTACCCGAAAACATATCTAATAATTCCTGCTTTATTCCACTAAGTCTTACTAATGCTGAACTTGCTTCTGCTGATGTTTCAAAATCTAAAACTATATCAGCTATACCTGGACTTTTAATTATTACCAAATTTGAATTTTTATAAAATACTGAAACACGTGGGTCAACACTATATTTTAATGTAGAAGATTTATCATATATTTTTATTTTCACATCACCTTTAACAGGGTTTGTAACAAATGTTTTTAAATCATAATTTGCCATTATTAGTGTTACTTATTTTATAATATATATAAAAATAAAAACCCCATGATATTTTTATATCATGGGGTTTTTATAAGTGCTTTAATTTATTAATCTAAAATAAGCATAAATTCTAAATTTCTTAATTGTTTTTCAGAAATTTCTTCTGGTAAATCTTCAAATGCAAGTTTCTTAAAATCAAATGTTAATTCTTCTTCCATTAATGAATTATATTCTTCCATTTGTGTGTATCTATTTTTAACGTCTTCTTCATATTCATCTGACAATTTCTTCAATTCTTCATTAAATACATCCATATCAATGATTTTATATTGGTCATTTTCTGTAATAGGATTTCCTTCATCATCTTTTTCTGAATGGTAAATACATAAATCAATTCGTTTTGTTTCAAATTCTTTAAATCCTTCTGATGGTTTTAGAATTTCTTCGAAAATTAATTTATCTTCTTCTATTTGTGATTCAATTTTCTTTCTATTTTTCAAAACAGTAAATGCAAATTTTACACCTTTAAGTTCACTTACTTCATTTAGTGTGTTTAAAATTGCGGTAATATCATTTCTTTTCATAATTTTAATATTGTTTTTATTTATTATATAAAAAAAAGTATATTTTGTTTTAAAAAAATACACTTTTTTTTAAATTATTTTATCATTATTCAGTTACATTTATCGTTTTACGATAAGTGATATTGTTTCCTGATAAATCGGTTGCTGAATAAGTTACGTAATATACACCTACTGTTGGTATATTCATATATTCAACGCTATTTATATCTGTTATAGTTACAGTATAATCAATTGTTTTAATTTGACTCAAATCTTTACTTGTTATTTCAGGTAATATAGAATTAATATTATCAGTAACTGAAATTACAGTCTTAGCAGTAATATCTTCTTTGGATATACCTAACGATTGATTTGAAGCATCCGTTGTTATTGACATAGGAATTATATCATTTTCAGATACAAAGGTCACAACGGGTTTAGTAACATCAATAACTAATATAAAATTCATTATTGAAGTGTTATTAGCATAATCTGATATAGATAATAAAATAGTATAAGAACCTTCTTCATCTATTTGTACTAAATTAACCAATTCACCATATCGTCTTATTTGAACTGCTAAATTTTTCTTATCTATTTCACCATCTCTTTCATCATTAACTGATAATATGAAATAATTTATTATATCTTTAGGATAAACAATAAATTTATTAGCAAGATTACCATTAACATGCATAGTATAAATATATTCAATAACAGGTAATACACCAACATTCATTGTTATTGATGGTGGTACCGTATCTACACCAGGTAATTCAGTTGTTAAATTTCTATTTAATGAATCTTGCATTGACCAATGTATTCTTGAATTTGCTTGATACATTTCAAATCTACTTAGAAATTCTAAATAAATAGTACTATCTGTTTTAGTATCTATTCTTACTAAATTGCTTTTTTCTTCAACTTGAATATTATCTATTTCAGTATAATTTAAATATAATGATACATTACCTTCATAATCAAGTAGTATAAACTGTGTTGAACCATGATTATTAGTTGTTATATTAAATATACTATCAGTTGTGATGTTATTATGATATAACCCTTTCATTTTTATGATATTAGATGTTAAGTTATCACTGTCAATATCACTTTGTGTTAAATTACCAACCATTACATCAATGATTACCGTATAATCACTTGGATTATTAAGATATATTTGTGGAATTCTTTTTGTTGAATTACCCGATAACATCATTAATTTTCCAATATATTTTAAATCAGTTAAATTAGTATCAAAATAATATTCGATATATTGGTCTTCTTCTATTAAAAGATATGGATTAACTTCATCATATGTTACTTTCAATAATAAAAATGTAACACTTTGACCTAAAAATCCATATAACAATGGTTGACCAAATGAATTAGGGTTTAATACTATTCTACTTGTATATTGTGATTCATACTGCATCTCTACACCTGCTAAATCAATTTTACCCAAAAGGTTTGGACCTTCTGTTGCTATAAATGAACAATTATAAGGTTTTATAATCCTTGAAGTTTTTCCAAGCAATTTATTTTGTTGTACGTACATTTTAGTTATTTATTTTTTATTCATGAATTTTTCTAAATCTTCTTCTGTTATGTAATATTTACCTGCTGAATCTTCACCACCACCTAAAACAATTTTACCTGTTGCATCAACATTACTCCATGAATGATTTCTAAAATTTTTAAACATAAATCTTCTTTCTTCATCAGTAAGTTCTCTTTTAAAAGGTTCTACTGGTCTTGTGAATTTATCAAAACTTCTTTTAGGAAAACTTTCATTTTTAATACCCAATTCACTAAAATCACCACCAAAAAATTCTGTTATCATTTTAATATGTTTCATTATAAATATATTTTTTTATTATATATAAAATTTTTATTTTAAATATTAATCTTTAAACTAACAAATACCTTATCTTCTTTAGTAGTTATCCTATCAATTAAAGTATAAATTAAAATAGTTCTATGTTGAAGCTGCTCTAATAAATAATCAATAATTGTAGTTTCTAATTCTAACAAACCTTCTTCTGATTCTAAGTGGTCATGCTTTTCAAATGTGAATGTAATAGTTATTACATCAGTTGGATTAGATGTTAGATTAAAGTTATCAAGTTTAGATAATAACTTTAAATTAGTTGATAAATATGTTTCACCATTAATGTTAACTAAAGATAAATCTTTTTCATATACTACTTTACTTAAAAATTCTGCATATTCACACATTTTTCCAATTTTTTCTTCATTGGTAACACCCAATTCTTCTATAATAGGTATCCATTTTTTTACTGCTTTTGCCATTTTTATAATATTATTTTTTAAATTTTTCTCCACCTTTACCTTTTTTACCACCTGGTTCTTCACCTTGACCAAATCCAGGTTCTACATCAGGATATATTTCACCTGCACCATCTCTATCAAATTTAATATTGAAATAGTCATTGAAATTTAGTAAATCGACTTTTTGGAAAACATAATCTCTATTTAAATTTAATAGGTTATCAATATATCTTGAAATCTTATCTACCATCTTATTGAAAAATTCAACAGTAGATTCTTTCATAACACCAATCGGTTTCTTTCGGTATTTCTTAAATGAACCCAATATAACCTTAAATAAATATTCAATCTTATCGGATGATTTAATTAATAACTTCGTATCCTTATTCCTTATTAAATCAGTATTGATTTTAAATTTATCATCTTTTATAAAGTTTGGAATAAAGAACTCCCAACTATTAATATCATCTTTCATGTTAGCAACATATTCATTGAAAAGTTGTGATATTAAATTAACATATATTTCATCTTTTGTTAATCCTTCAACCTTTATTTTATTTAAATCTTTAAGTTGTAAGAATTCAAGAAAGCTCGTTACTATTAAACTAAATACTTGTGCATGTTCTGTTTGATTTTCACCTACATTCCTTGTGTATAATGGATTTAGGATAGCTAATGTGTATTTATCATCACCATCAATCCTAATTATAATCTTTTCTAAATTATTATTATATCCACCTTCTTCCATTAAGAATGAACCTTCCATATGTGGATTCAATATATTATAAAAGAATTTTGCAAATGATTCATCACCAAATATAAATTTTAAATCTTCTTCTGATGTTTTAAGATATAAGTTAATGATTTCCAATTGTTTATCATTTAATTTCCCTTTGAAGATAACAGGAACTGGATCAATATCAAATAGCTGTGCATATTCTACAATTTCTTCATAGTTGAATTTATGATGTCCACCTTTTACAATAGATGTTAATATTAAATTATTTTTTGGAATTCTATTATATTTTGTATTATTGTTTTCCATGTCTGGTAGATATTCGAATACAAACGTCCATTTTCTATTCAATATGTCTGTTACATAAGATGGTAAGGTATGGAAAAATGCATACGCTTTTCCGTAGAATTTTTGAATTGCTAAATCAATGAAACTCAATTCATCGTTCTTTATTGATTTTGGTTTGATTATAAAACGATCCCCGTCAAATCTTACATACAATTTACTTCCTTGTATGTCTTCATAAATAATTAGTTCTTTTCCGTCTAATTGTTTTATGAATTCTTCTGATGTAACTACATCATCATTTAAGTTAATTAGTTGTGACATTTTTGTTATTATGTTATTTTTTATATTATAACTTATATATTAAATAATAGTCGGTTAAAAATAAAATAAACTTTTTATTTAATTGAATGTATAATGACTAAAACAATAGTAAGTTATGTGTGAAAAAATAAAAATATTTAAATGTCATTAGACTTTAGATTTAATAAAGGAATATTATTATCTGATGTTCCTTTAAAAACAGAAATTACTATTAATACCCATGAAAATTCTATATTACTTAATCATCCTAATGGTGAAATTGTACATTGTGTTATAGATAAAGATTACCTTTATGGTGTGACAGCACGTGGTGGGGTTCCTTGTGAAATATTATATAATTTAATGATATCTTTTAATATTAAATTTATTGATGATAATTATACTGAAACATTATGTTATAATAGTTATTATAATCCAGATATGGAAATTACTGATTTTGATTTAGAAGAAATATATAATAACTGCATGATAGAATATGGGTTTGAATATTTAGTTTTTGAAGAACAATATAGAATTAATATAGAACAACGTAATCTTAAAATAGAAAAAATTTTAAAAAGAAATAATTAATGTTTGTTAAAAATAAATTAAACTTTTTATTAAATAGATTGTATAATACATATAAAAAATAAAAACCTCGCTTGTATAGGTAAAGTGATTAATTATGGAATTTAAAAACACTTCAAAACAAACTATTAGTATTTCAGAAGCTACAAAACTTGGTCAACTTCTCATTCGTTCAAATAGTATTGTTATTAATTATGAAAACCAAAGACCCTATGTGTGGACAAGTGAAGAAATAACTCAATTATTAGATGATTTATATAGTGCTTTTAGTAATAATAATAAATATTATCTTCATAATATTACACTAACAAATTATGATGATTATAAAACACCATCAAGATTGGTGGATGGACAACAACGTTTTACTACTCTTACATTACTCTTACATTATTTAGCACAATCATTAGATAAACCCTATTATTATAATAGATTAATAAGTAACGTAACTAATGATTATGTTTTTAAAATTAATGGGTTTGAATTTGATAAATTTAAATTTGTTATATCTGATGGGTGTGAGAATGAAGATGATGAAGATGATGAAGATCAAGATGATACACCACTAACTTATAAAGTAGCAGTAGATTTAATTAATTATTTTTTTAAAAATAACACAATTGATTATCAAGATTTTTTTTCGTGGTTGTTAGATCATGTTTCTTTTTCTGTGGTCGAACTATTAGATGAAAATTGTGAAGGATCATATTTTAAGGACGTTAATTCAAAAGGTAAACATATAAGTCAAGTTGATATGATTAAAAATACATTATTTTCTAAAGTAGAAGATAAAGAACAACGTGATTTTTTGGTGAAAAAATGGAAAAAATTTGATGATGGTATTAATAATTTAATTAAAAAAGATTATAAACCAAAAACAGTAAGAGATGGTGATATTAAAGAAGGGATATTTAGAGATGTTTATAAAATAACAAAATTAGATACTGATCCAGTATACAAAAAAATAAACATGTATAAAGATTTTGTTAAAAAATATAATACATTTGAAGAAATCTTAGTATTAATTGAAAAATGTATAATGTATAATGAATGTATTTTAAAATACATATATAGTGAAGAAGATATTTATAGATTACCAACCTTATTTTTTAGAGTACGAAAATTGAAATCCTTTATATCAACTATAATGTATGCTAAAGAAAAAAATTATTCAGTAGACATATGTTTAGAAATATTAAGTAGAATAACGCTATTTACACACACTGGTATAAAACAATTATATGATGCTAAATTAGATGCATTTCATAAATGTATACGAGATGGTAAAGATGTTATATTATGGTATAATAATTTAATTGATACGTTAACAGTTCATGATTTAACACGTGATTTATATTATCAAAAAAATTCTAATGCACGTGTTAAATCTGCATTAGTTTTTATGGAAGCTAAAATGTATAATAAAGCTAATTATTTGGAAACAATTTGTGATAAAGATTTATTTAAAAGTTTTAATATAGAACATATATATCCAAAACATGATGATACAGATGCAAACAAATGGTTTAATAAGTTTGGTAATTTAACATTACTAAAAAATGGTAAAAATTCATCCATTAAAGATGAAATGGAAAAAAAATCACCCGCTTATCAAGATGTCATAGATGGAAATATTTTAAGTAGAATACTTGTAACAAATGATCCTAATAAATATGTTTCATTGAGGGTGAATAATAAATATTTAGAAAAGTTAACACCATATAGTGTAGAAGAAATTATAGATTGGGATGAAACTAAAAGTATAAAAAGGAATAATGAAATGGCATTATTATTCAAAGAAATGTTGAAAATGTAACAAAATGAAAACACTAACATCCGAAGAATATATTGCAGCAAAGAAAGCAATAAAAGAATACGAACAATCTAATGAGATTAAAGAAGATGTATTCCCATATAATATACATGTAGGTGATACTATTGCACATGTTTGTAATTGTCGTTCTCACCATGGACTTCTAAGTGTTGTAGTAACAGAAGAATTACTTGAAAATATTCTTAAATATGAAACTACTGAAAATTATCATCAATTTAGAATAATGAAAAAATATAATGAAGAATAATTTGGTAGTTTAAAATATTTGTAGTATCTTTGTCGAATAAATAAAAAAATAATTTATGAGTATATTAACATCAATATTAGAAGTATCAGAAATTAATTTAAATAAGTTTAGAAACCCTGATTCAAATGAAGTATTACATGATAATCAAATTGAGTGTGCAGTTCGAATATTAAAACAATTTGATAACACTAAATACCCACGTGCTAATTATATTGTAATAAAAGGATTTACACAAAGTGGTAAAACGGGTGTATTTACATCTTTGATAAATATAATCAATAATTTAAACAAATCAATACCTTGGAAAGATCCGGTATTAAATATAAAAAAAATAGTATATATCACGGGTGATAATTCCAAAGCATTAACATCACAAACAAAAAAACGAACATTCGACCAAACATTTTCAGATGAATATAATGATGATGTAATTAATGTTATATTTGTTAAACAAAGTGATTGTACGAATGATTTGAAAGGTAAAGATATGAATCAAGTGCTTGGTGAAAATTTTTCACTTGATAATACATTAATTTTTCTTGACGAAAGTCATTATGGTACAACTAATATAAAAAACAAAGTACCTAAATGGTTAGAATCATATGGTCTTGATTTGAAAAATAATAATAGTCTCCAAGAAAAAAATTCATATATAATATCTAATAGTGCAACACCATATCAAGAAATGGAAAGTGATATTGTATTATCAAAAGCGAGAATTATATTACATAAAGGTGAAGGATATGTTGGTATTTATGACTTTGCACCAAATATTATACCTGTCGATAGTCAATGGTCTAATAGGAATTCTTCTAAGGATTATCTGAGATGGAGTGGATTAATGCGGGAAACATACAATATGATTAAAGCAACTGGTGAAAATTTGTGTTCAATTGTTCGTATGAGTATATCAAACTATGAATTTCATAAATATATGATGAACTTATATTTTGATACAGAGGTTATTAATGTTTCAAACAATTCACTTAATTATAGAACAATGGAATCTACTATAATTAGTTATTGTGAAACTGGTTTCAACCAATCATCTGGTAAATATTTAATGATTATTATTGTTGGTGGTTTACGTATGGGGATATCAATTGATAATATTGTTAAAAATAAAATAAAAATGATTTATGATTATACTTCAACAGCTAAAGCTGTATGGACAACTGAACAAGGTCTTATTGGACGTATGACAGGTTATCGTGAAGGTGATGCATGGAAAAATACCAAATTTTATATTAGAGGTGAACATTGGGATAAATTATCAGATTATTATTCTGATGTAAATAATGACGAATTATTAACATTTAATACTCCCATTTCTTCTAAAAAAGTGGAAACAAAAATTTGGTCAGACGAAGAAGGATATGATGAATTAGATAGTAATATAATGATTGGTATTGATATTATAAAAGATTATGAAAACATACATGATTCATTTGGAAGTGATATGATAAAAATATTTGGTGCTAAAAAATTCAAACAAATTTTATCAAAATATACATCTGAAATAAGAAAATATTTAGAAAATAAAGATGTTTTTTTTAAAAATGCTTTAGTTATGGATCAACGAAAAAAACATACTAAAAATACATCATATTCTTCTGAAAATTTCAATGCATCTGATTATCATAAGAAAGAATATTGTGATGAAAATATAGGAAGAAATGCTTATACGTATTCAGTTGATGACAGGGATATTAATAATATTAAATTATTTGTTATTATAGGTGTGTTTAAATATTATAAGATAAAAAATAACACTGAAAAAATTCAATTCAACCCACTTGAAACTATGGATACAAGTATAAAGGATACTGAAAAAATTGAATGTATACGTATATAAATTTTTGCAACTAAAGAATTTTAAACTAACATCTCACGATATATCGGTTAATCGTTATTTTATTATGAAGAAAATTATATTTATATTATTGTGTAGTGTATTATTGTTTAGTTGTGGTAAATCAGAAGAACCGATTGCTTTCAATTATGATTCCTTAATTGGTACTTGGGTTGAATATAAGCAAATGGATGGTGTATATGTTGATACAAATAAACCATACACTTTTGAAAAATCAGACACACGTGATACAATCGCATTTACACCATCTTATCAACAATTGAAATATTTAAAATATAATGGTGTTTGGTTTGTAGACCAATAT